CGCTTTCCTCTATCTGAACGGAACCAGTCGGGTTCAGTCTTAACTGGTCAGGATCAGCCCAGGTTGGAAAGTCCTGCTCATGATGCGGCTGGATCGTTTGGGCCTGATGTGGGGGTGTGGGCAAAACAGCATTTGGAGATTGATTTGATGCCATGGCAGTTGCAATGTTTGACAGGTCAATTGGCTTATGACGAACAGGGTGATTTGTTGAACAGGGTTTCGTTGGTTTCCACCGCTAGACAGAATGGGAAGTCCACGGCCCTTGCTGCTTTGGTTGGTTGGTGGCTCACGGAAATGCCCAAAATACGGGGTCAGAAGCAAATGGTGTTGACTACCGCAAACCGCCTGGATTTGGCGGTGACTTTGTTTGATTTGTTGGGTGATGTGTTGGAAGTCAAGTTTGGGGCAAAATTGACAAAGGCTTATGGGCGGAATGCGGTTCAAATGCCTGATGGTTCACGGTGGATTGTTCGGGCCGCTAAACCCAATGTGGGTCACGGCACTTCAAACGATCTGATCGTTGCTGACGAAATTTGGGACATAGGTGATGCCATTGATGGCGGTTTAATCCCGTCCCAGCGCGCTAGGCGTTCCCCGTTGCTTTCCATGTGGTCAACCGCTGGCACAGAATCCAGCACCGTTTTCAAAAGGTGGCGTGAACAGGGATTGCGCGCAATTGACAAAGGCGAAACATCCACTTTTTACATGGCAGAATGGTCGCCTGATCCTTCCCTGGATGTAAACCTAGAAAGCACCTGGGCGCATGGAAATCCCAGTTTGGGCTACACAATCAGCATGGACACATTGCGAAGCGAATCCAACAACCCAAACAGGGCAGAATTCTTGCGCGCTTCCTGCAACCTTTGGGTGGCCAGCGATCAGGGTTGGATTCCCCCAGGGATGTGGCCGCAGTTGGAATACAAAGAACTAATCCCTGATGGCGGCTATTTAGGCATAGAAGTTTCATTAGACGATTCACGCTATTTTGGGGTTCGCACAGTCCAATTGCCTGATCGGCGTGTGGCTGTCACTGTGGCTTTTGTATGTGACACCTATTCGGCAATGTTGGAAGAAGTCTCAAAACTTGCGTTAACCAGCATCAAGTTTTTAATAAGCCCCAGCATTGAAATCCACTGGCCAACCGTTTACGACCAGCGAACCGAAGTGGTTGGTTACGGCGAAATAGTCCGTTACACCGCAGGTGTAAAGAACATGATTTTTGAAGGAATGTTGGTTCACGATGGATCAAAACAACTTTCTGAACATGTGCAACGGGCCGTGGCTGTCAAAGCGGAATCATCCATTGCTTTATCTTCCGCAAGAAGTCCAGGGGAAATTGCTTTGGCAAGGTGCATGGTTTGGACAGCGGCCCACGCCAGCCGCCCAACGATTGTCGGGAAACCCATCATTGCGTTCGCGAATCGCTAATGTACAGAATGGCATTGGGTTCTTGCTGGCCTTTTGTCGGGATCGGATAGTTTGCGACCCAATGCCACCAACAAATCTAGAATTGTGACACACTGAACTATGGCCATTTTCAAAACAAAGGTGACGAAAGCCGCCATTTCACCACAGGAACAACCGTCCATTTCGGCTGCCGCTGGCGGAACTTATTACCAGGGCAACGGATCAGGTGAACAATCAATTGGCGAATACTATTCGTACATTCAAGGCGATTTGCGGAACCGCGCAATGCGCGTTCCAACAATCAACCGTGCGCGTGACTTGATCGCGTCAGTAGTTGGCAACACGCCAATGAAAATGTATCGCAAACGCTGGGATGAAGTCACAGGCGAAATGACAGAAACCGAAATTGCGCCGCGTTCCTGGCTTGCCCAACCTGATCCGCAATTGACCTATTCCACTTTTTGGTCATGGGTTTTTGATGATCTTTTTTTCTTCGGTCGGGCTTTTTTGTGGGTTAGTAGCAGGACGCAAGATCAAATGCCTGCTTCCTTTACGCGCTTACCAGCCGCCATGGTGAACACTTTGGACATGTCAGGCCCTGTCTTTGCTTTCGGTAAATCAAATCAGATTTACTTTCAGGGAGCACAAATACCAACTGAAGATGTTGTGCAAATCATTGGTTCCAATCAGGGAATCATTTATCAATCGCCACAAGTCATTGCAACATCACTGGCCCTGGAAGATGCGCGCCTACGCAATAGCAGTTCCGCTTTGCCTGCTGGCGTTTTGCGTCAAACATCAGGCGAACCATTGTCAGGCCAAGAACTTTCTGATTTGGCGCAAGCATTTGAACAGGCAAGAAAAAGCAATCAAATTGCAGCCATTAACCAGTTTGTGGAATGGCAGCCAACAGATGTTGACGCATCAAAAATGCTGCTTTCCGAAGCCGCCGAATTTCAATCCAAAGAAGCGGCGCGCATGTGCAATATTCCTTTCTTCCTTAACGGAAACAGTGTTGGTTCGTACAGTTACCAATCCAACCAGGGCGCGCGCCAAGATCTTTATGTGTTTGCAGCCCGTTCCTACATGTCGGTAATTGAACAAACAATGTCAATGAATTCAATTCTCCCCCACGGAAGTTGCGTCAAATTTGATGTGGATGATTACTTGGCAGAAATTGTTAATGCCGATGAAGAAATGCCATATGCCGAAGAAACAATGCCAACAATGAACCCAAATATGGAGTAGAAATAGAAACATGTTGAAACTAATTTCCACCGATTTAACCTTGGATGCAGCCGCCGTTGAAGGCACACCTTCCCGTTCGGTTTCGGGTGTGGCGGTTCCTTATGGTGTCGCCGCCACTGTTTCTGATGGGACAAAAGTAATTTTTGAGGCTGGCAGCCTGCCTACAGATGGCAAAGCCCCAAAACTGTATTTGAACCACGATTCGGAACAGGCCGTTGGCATTGTCACCGAAAGAGTGGACACCCCTGAAGGAATGATGTTTTCAGCGCGCATATCCAAGACACCCCAGGGCGAAACCGCGCTCACCCTTGCGCTGGACAAAGTTATTGATTCAGTGTCAGTGGGTGTAAATCCAACAAAATTCAAAATGCAAGATGATGGAACAATGCTTGTTCAGGCTGCCGACTGGATTGAATTATCGCTAGTCACTGGCCGCCCAGCATTCTCAGGGGCCGTCATCACAGATGTCGCCGCCACCGAACCTGAGACCATCCCACACGAAGAAGAACAAAAAGATATTATTCAAGAAGAAGTTTCAAACGAGGAGAACCCAACCATGTCCGAATCCACCCCAGTAGAAGCAGCAATCCCAACTTCCCCAGTTGTATTTGCTGAACCAAAACGCGAATTCAAAATGCCATCCGCTGGCGATTATCTCGCAGCAATGCACATTGGTGGCGACACCTTCCGCAAAGTAAACGCCGCATTCCATGAAGCAGCGCGCCGCGGTCAGTCAGCAATTGAAGCAGTATCGCAAGACCTAACTTCTGACACACCTGGCTTGCTGCCCGTTCCCGTGCTTGGACCTGTTTTTCAAAACTACAACTTCATGCGTCCAACTGTTTCCGCATTCGGAACACGCGCAATGCCAAACGGTTCGGGAATTAGTTTCACGCGCCCTTCTATCACAACGCCAACTGCGGCAGGTAAGCAAACCACGCAAGGAACCGCAGTCACTTCGCAGACAATGGTTCTTGCAGCAAACACTGTCACCCGTCAGACCGTGGCAGGCAGCATTCAGATCGCACAACAGACAATGGATTTCACGGATCCAGCCGCAATGAATGTGATCTTGAATGACCTTGCTGGTCAGTATTTGAAGCAGACAAACGACATCGCAGTTGATTACCTTGTGTCGCAAAAGCAGGCATCGGGTTACACCTGGACAGTTACCGCAGGAGATGTTTCAACTTTAATCACTGGCATCTACGGTTCCGCAGAAAACATTTCGGCAACCACCAATTTGTTCCCAACACACTTGGTTGTTTCTGTTGATGTGTGGCGCAAACTAGGTTCACAGGTTGACGATGTAAACCGTCCAGTGTTCCCAGCAATCGGCGCGCCTGGCCTTATCGGTCAAAACACGCTTGGTGCAGGATCGGCCGCTTCATGGTCAGGAATGAACCCACTTGGTTTGGAAATTGTGGTTGACGGAAACGCAGCCGCAGGAACCATGCTTGTGGTTCACGCCCCAGCCGTGGAATTCTACGAAGCCCAACAGGGAATGCGTAGCGTTGAAGTGCCTGACCTTTTGGCCCGTACTTTCTCCTACTACGGCTACTTTGCAACATTCGTTCAGGATGCCCAAAACCCAACAGCGGTTGCAGGAAGCCAGTTCGTTCAAGCAATCACTGTCGCTTAGTAGAAAGGCGGCTTTACCGCCATGGCTACTTACACCGTCACACATAAACAACTGATTGATAACTACGCCGTACTTCAATTACTGACCCCCACGGAAATTGAAGTTGGCACATCAATCACGGTTGCCGCGGTTGGCGCGCCATTCAACGGAACCTTCACTGTTTACGCTTGCCCCGAATATCTTTTTGTTGGCACGGATAGCGAAGGTGACTTGGATTTTGATCCATTCACACCGATTCCAAATCAAGTTCTTTTCGCTTGCACTGGAAGCGATGTTCAACGCGGCGCGGCAACTGGCACAGTTACCTATGCCCCTGTTTGCACCTGGATAACCGCCAACGACATAGCCGATTGGTTGTATGTCGCCACAGCAACAGCCGCAGATCAATCCTTTTTGACGATTGCAGCCGCCGCAGCCAACCAGTTTGCATACCGTAGGAGACAGGAAAGCGGCTATTTTGATTCGCTCAGCACCGTCCCATCGCAAGATGTGAAATTGGGGACAATGATGTATGGCGGCGCGCTCTACCGTCAACGCGGATCCGTGGATGCTTTCGCATCATTTAACGACATGGGAAGCCAACCCCCAATGGCGTTGTCAGGCTTAGTGAAACAATTGCTTGGCATTGAACGCCCCCAGGTCGCCTAAATGCCCACCGCTTACACCGACCTACTAAACAAAGCGTTGGACAGTCTCGCCACCACTTTGAACACCATTACCCCAGCCATCCCAATTGTGACCGACCCCAGGAACATTCAGGCTGCTTGCGCATTCATTAACGCCCCCACCTTCACGACACCGCTAATGAAAAACAAGCGAATCCAATTAACATTCCCTGTTCAACTGATTGTTCCTGGGCCTTTTAACTTAGACGCACAACGCAAACTGTTGAACATGACCGCCCAAATGTTGGGGGCCAATGTGGCAATTACTGAAGGCCGCCCCACATCCATAGAGATTGGCGGCGCGTTGTACCCTTGTTATGAAGTTATTGTCAACATGGAAGCGAGTTCACTATGAAATTGATGATTATGTCCAGCAAAGTTGGCAAGGTAGGCGACTACTTTGAACCAACCGAAGGAATCAATGTCCAGGCTCTAATTGAAGGCGGTTTTATTGCCTATGAACCTGAATCCACCGACACACCCAAAAAATCATCTACTATCAAGAAAACACCTAAGGAGTAACAAATGGCCACTTCCACTTATCTTTCAAACTTGTCAGCATTGACCGTCAACAGCGTTTCATTGGTGGATCAATGCACAGGCATTGTGTTCACGCAATTGCGCGAAGCATTGGACAAAACCACGCTTGCAGATACAGGACGCACCTACACGGGCGGCTTGTATAACAACGAATGCACGATGACACTTTTTCAATCATATGCAGCAAGTGAGACCTACCAAACACTTGCATCAATCGTGGGCACACAGACAACAGTTGTTGCAACCGTTATTGAAGGTGCAGTCACCAAAGTTTTCACCCTTACGGGTTGTTATTTGGAGTCCATGCCAGTTATCAATGGCGCGCTTGGAGAATTAAGCACCGTAGATTTGACCTTCACGGGTGGCGCACTAAGCGTCAGTTGATCACGGCCATCACTTGGCCCGACACAAGGAGACAAAGTGAAACTGAAATTGAAAGTTACACCCACACCAGGGGATGAACCAATCATTGTTACAACAAACCTGCTTTGCATTGCAGAGTGGGAAAAGCAAGAGAATCGCAAAGTGTCTGATGGCCGCGGAATCGGTGTCATGGACATGGTTTTTTGGGCTCACTTTATGTTGAAAACAACCAGTTACAAATCCAAACTGGGTGCTACACCGAAGTTGTGGTTGGAATCTAACCCTGACATGGAAATTGAAGCGGTGGACATGACAAACCCAAACCCTACGGGCGCGGAACCTACCGAAGACAACTAGCAGAACTACTAGTTTCAGTAGGGTGGTTTCCGCCGCACATAGAGTTTGATACACGCGACCTTCAAACAGTCATTAGTGTTCTTAATGAACAGGCGAAGGAAAGGCGGCAACGATGACAACAGCATCCATTCAGGTTTACGGTGTCAAGGCCGCTTTGAAAGAACTAAACAAAATCAATCCACGCCTGCGCCGTGAATACACCAAACGCTATAAAGACCTTGTGAAGCCCGTGATTCAGCAAGCCAAAGTGGCTTTCCCTAAATCACCGCCACTTTCAGGCATGGGACGCCAACACACGCGCCTGGGGGGCTGGGATGGCGGTTTGGTGGCAAAGGGTGTGGTTGCCAAGATTGACACACGCAAAGGAAGAAGCGACAATGTGGGCGCATTCTTTATTGTGCAAAAAACAGGTTGGGGTTCCATTTATGATATGGCTGGCCGCACAAACAAAGATTCCACTTTTGTTCAAAACCTTGTGGCCAATGGTGCAGGCAATGCTTCGCGCGTGATGTGGCCAGCGTATGAAGCAAATGCCGCACAAGTTCAGTTGGCCGTGCTTGACTTAGTTGGCGATGTAATGGACGAAACAAACAGAAAATTGATAACTGATGGCAATTAGAATTCCAATCATTTCGGAATTTAATCCGAAAGGCGTAGCCGCTGCCAAGGCAGAATTTGCATCCTTGGAAGGTGCAGGTTCCAAAAGTATGTTCCTGTTGCAAAAAGCGATCCTGCCAGCCGCAGCCGCTATTGGCACATTCACTTCAGTAATTGCGCCAGCCATCAGGGCTGCTTCAGACTTTGAAGAATCAACATCCAAAGTCAATGTCATTTTTGGGCGCGCTTCCAAAAGCGTCAAAGATTTCGCCAAGGATGCCGCTGTTTCATTAGGGCAATCTCAACAGGATGTGTTGAACGCCGCTGGAACATTTGGCACATTTGGCAAAGCCGCAGGTTTAGCAGGCGAAGATTTAAGCACATTCACAACCGACTTTGTGACCCTTTCAACCGACCTGGCATCATTCAACAACACCACCCCCGAAGAAGCAGTGCTGGCCATTGGGGCCGCTTTGCGCGGCGAATCCGAACCTTTGCGCCGTTTCGGTGTTCTGCTTAACGATGCCACCCTAAAGCAAGAAGCGATGACCCTTGGCATTTATGACGGCAAAGGCGCATTGACCGCACAACAAAAAGTGTTGGCAGCACAGTCAGCAATCTACAAACAAACAGGGGACGCACAGGGAGACTTTGCGCGCACATCCGATGGGCTGGCAAACAGTCAACGAACGCTTAGCGCGATAATGAAAAATTTCCAGATCCAACTTGGTCAACAAATGCTTCCAGCAATGACCGAATTTGCAAACGGCCTTGTGGACATTGCCACCGCATTTGGAAAGATACCAACCCCATCTGATGACGCCATGAAAAAAATTGGGTTGTTCAGGAAAATTGTTGAAAGCGCAACCAATAGCGTCAGTTTTTTTATAAACGGAATCAGGCTTATTGGTTCGGGATTTTTTGAAGCCAAAGAAGCAACAGGTGCATACAACCAGGCAATGGGTCTTTCAAACCAGGCACAAATGCGAGCCGCTGATGCCGCTGGAATCTTTAACAGAAAATTTCAGGAAACACCGCCAGCCGTCACAGGCGCAAAGAAAGAAGTTGAATCATTTGCCGCAGCGTTAAAAGAAAAACTTTCTGATGCAGTGGACACAGCCAAAGACAAGTTGGAAGATGCCAAAGCCGAATTTTCAGATTTTGCAACCAGCGTTTCCGATGCTGTTTTAGGGGCCTTGGATTTCAACAAAGCGTTAGAAGATGGTGATTATGGTTTCGCAGGATTCCTGGAGAATTTACGAAAGCAAGTCAAAGGGATTGAAGATTATTCTAGCAATTTAGAAAAAGCGTTGGCCGCTGGATTGTCTAAGGATGCTTTGCAATATGTGTTAGACGCAGGCAATGTGGCTGGCGCAGAAATCGCTTTGGAACTTAT